AATCTTTGCAAACTCATATCACGGTTTTGCAAAGTTGCAAAGTGCTATGCTACTTCGTCAAGTGTCACGCGGTATAGCGAAACAAAGCGCCGCGTGTTTCCATCATCAGACCATCCGAGGGACATAGTTTCAAACTCCGTGTCCACCCACACGATGCCCGTTCCGGTCAGGCCGTACCACTCCAGCGCGTCCCGAACTTGCGATGATAGCGCTGCAATAGCCTGTTCGCTGGATTGGCCCGCTGTGGATCTAGCGTATCCGTCAATCTGCACCACGAATTGCGAACCGCGCGTGCCGGACGTGTTGAACGGTGATTCCGTAGCCTGCACAATCACGACATAAGGGAATGGCGTGTTGATTTCGCCCTCTGAATTTTGCGGTGCTTTTGGCGACCACACGTCAGCCGTTAGCTGCGCATCGAGCCGCGTGTATAACGCTTGCCGCAGGTTGCCCCAAGTTGGCGCCGTCATTTTAATGAACTCCCCAAAGCCTTTTCTAGTCTAGCAATGTATTTTGGCGTGATCTTTTCAATCGCGGGAACCCATGCAGGGCGTGGATCAATGCGCGCACTTCCAAATTCAAGCGCCGCTGCATAGACCAGATCACTGCCGACCGTGGCAGACATTGTGCCTGTCTTGTCAAACGTGACACTGCCAGCAAGCCGACCTGTGTCTGACGCTGGGGCCTCTTTCGCTTCGCCGCTGGATGCTTGATGCTCAACCCCGCCGCGAACGTATATGCGCCCCGTTGCAGGCCCGTCTTGGATGCGCTTCACAATATCGCCGCGCAATTCCATAGCCGTACCAATCACCGCTACTCCCACCGCCTCTTGTGCATCCGCGCTGGCCCTGCGCAACGCGGCCTGAAGCTCTGCCATGCCTTCGATCTTTAGCTCTAGGCTCATACCGCCACCCCGACTTCCGCGCTGATTTCAAGCCACTTGTCGTCAAAATCCACGTTGTTAATAAACCGCACCTGATACGCGCGCCCGCGAATAACGGCACGATCAACCTCAGTTAGGTCCGCAAAGTATCGCACCACGATCTTGTGCGTAGATGTTGCCTCTGTGCGCTGCGACTGGAAACGCTCCCCACCAGACATAGGCTTAACCATCGCCCGCGTAGGTGCCCCAGTGATAGCCGCCCATGCCTCAGTAAAGCCGCCTGCGCCGTCTGTGGTGCGCGTCAGGCGTTGAAATGCAACAGGCTCCCGAAGCTGGCCCGCGCTGTATTTTGATCCGCAGCATTTCGCCATCAGAGCCGAGCCACTTTATACAGCGCCAAGATACCCGTGACCGCGCCGAGCGCATCGACATCGCAGCAATCATCGCCGCGCTGCGTGTACAGGTACGCCGCCGCTTGCTTTACCGCCCGTTTTAGAGCCGCCGGAACATCGCCCGCATTACCGTATCCTGATACATATACGATCTCGATTGCGTTGCTATTGCGCAAAGCAACAGGCCACGTTGCGCCGTTCTTTAGCGTTAGGCGCCCGGGCTTGCGGTATGTGTCAACGTCAAACGTGTTTGCCACAGTCACCACGCTGGCATTGCCCGCGTCATCATAGACCGTCACGCTACCAATGGATTGCAGGGGATAGCGTGGCAGCTGCAATTCGCGGCGCGGCCCAGTTAGATCGGCAATAGCGCCTTGGCGCATCCCGTCCCACCACGTTTCTTGCCCGCTCGGCCAGCGATCCAGCGCCAGAAGCCACGTTTGCGTGATAAGGGCCAGCCCCGTGGCCTCCTCAACCATTTCGCGCGCCTGTGCGATTAGGTCGTTCGCCTCGGTGTCAGGTAGCCCTGCCACGCTCTCGACAAGCTGTGCGCGCAATTCATCAGCCGTGACAGGCTCGGTCGCCGGGCCCGCTTGGATAACGTGGCCACGGTCTTGATACAGACTGATTGTTGGGCGTAGGCTCATTTTGGGACCAAATTAGTTTGTATTCCCGCTGATACCCAATCAATAGCTGTGCGTTCGAACCATGCAGAAAAAGACTTGCCAAGTGGAAATAGCACCAAAATTCTAATGGCGACCATTACGCATTTAATCCGCAATTTCGGCATTGTAACATTAACATAAAAATCAACCGTTGCCATTATGCTTTCCTTTTCCTTCTGAATTTTGTCTCGGTCGGCCCCGTGACCTTTGTTTCTGTGCGCGGGTCAAACATACGGGCGGCCTTGTGATCTGCCAAGGCCCATACAGCAACCTGCCCTGTGACCACCACGCCCAGCGGGTAGGCCACAATCGTATGCCCGTCCGGCGCGCATTTGTAGCCTAGCGGGTCTGTGATTTTTGCTTGCGCCATGGTGTGCCTCCTGAATTTAGTGACGGGGCGAACAGTGCCGCCCCGCTTCTAAACTCAGGTAGCTGCAACGCCTGCACCAACGTAAACAGTTGGTGCCTTGTCGGGCTTGCCAAGGCGGGCAACAGTGCGCACAACCGCGTTAGTGCCAGCCGTACCGACATAGTTGAACCGCAAATAGCGCTTGCTGCCATTGTATCCCAGAACTCCAATCAGCAGATTGTCACTGGCGTCGTCGGTAACGGTCAGAGAGTTCACGCCGTTGGTTGTCTCAATCACTGGAACGTCAACAGCATCAGCCGATGCCGTGGTGTCAGAGTGCTGCAACGTAGCGGTAAAGCCAGCAGCTGTGCCCGCGTCTGTCACGGCCCCAGTAAAGAGCTCAATAGCCGCAGCGTTGAAGTCCCGAACGTCAACCCATGTGGATTGGTTGGGCGTAACGCCGGATAGTGTGTCGGTAGACAGATCAACCGTCACCATGTTTGCAATTAGATCACGCATTTGATTTACTCCTTTAGCGTGTGGTGCTTGGCAGGATCACCAAGCGGGGAAGGCGAGGCCATTACAGCCCCGCCATTTGGTTATGCCTTGAAGTTAATGACCCGCAGCGCTTCGCCGTTGATCATATCCCCGCCGGTGCGCTTGGTCGCGTAGAACTGCACCCGTGGCTTGGCGGTGTAGGGGTCGCGCAGCATACGGACGCCGATACGGTCCACAATCTGATAAGCCGACCGCATGTCACCAACCGCGATGGACAGGGAACCCGTTGCGGGGTTTGGCATGTCCTCAAAGGAGGCAACCGGATAGCCCAGCAGCGATGCAGGTTGACCAGCGGCGATACCCGGCGCCCAGAGATATGCGCCGTCACTGTCCTTGAGCTTGCGCGTAAGAGCAGAAGTCGTGCGGTTCATAAACCAGTTTGCGCTGGCTTTATATTGCGCCTTCAGGTCGTATAGCGCGGTAATCAGCGCATCGCCGCCGTTTGGTGCCGCAGCAAATGCCCCGTTCGCGCCGGTATCAACCTGCGCAATAGAGTTCGTCAGGTCAGTGCCGTTTGGATACGCCAAAAAGCCCTTCGGCTTGCCAACGCCGTTGCCGGATACGAACGAGGCATTTTCCGCGCGGGCAAACTTGTCAGCAATCTTGCCGTTGAGCCAGCTTTCCAGATCCACCAAGGCGTCGTCCAGAACCGTCTGCGAAGCATCGGGCATTGCGTACATCTCATGCACGGGAATCGACCACTTGCCGCTTGCGGGCGTGCCTGAAGCTGGGCGGGCTTCCATCTCGGATACCCAGCCGAACCCTACCTCTTCGTTGTCATAGTAGCCGCACAACTCATTAGTGCCGATAGACTGCGTTGAGGCATATGCGCGCATAGCGGACGTTTCAAACACCTTGGCAACAACGCGGCCTGACATATCGGGGTAGACGTAGTAGCCGCCCGCGCTGTCTTGACCGGAAGAAAGCGTTTTGCGCTCAACGTCCGATAGCATGTCTTTGTCGAAGTTAGCGCGCAGCAGCGACTTCATTGCCATATCATAGGCGGTGGCGCCTTCGGCATTCATGAATTCAGGCTTGCGGCCTGTTGCGGCTTCAAGCTCAGCGCCAAACCGTGCGGCCTTGGCTTCGAGGTCAACTTCATTGCCAGCGGCGTCAGTCACAAAGCGGTCGCGGCGCTTGGATTGCAGAACAGCGGCGTCAGCAGCGTCTTGCGCTTTGCCCAGATCCAGTTCGATCTTTGCCAGCTTTGCATCCAACAGCGGATCAGCTTGGCCCTTGGCTTCGATTTCTTTCAAGCGCAGATCATTTGTTTCCTTGAATGCCTCAAAGGATTTGCCAACAACGTTGATCGCGTCGATAGCGGTTTGATTATCGTTAGACATTGAATGTCTCCTGTAAAAGTTTGATTGCGTCCGCAAGCGCCTGTGCGCCTTTGGTGTCAACCTCGACCTCTACATCGTCCCGATGATCGGCTAGGCCCGAGAACCCATCGGCTGCAATAGCCTTGGCTTCCGTCTTGGAAAACCCTGCGTCCCGCAAGGCCTTTTCAAATTCTCTAATGGTCCGAATGCTCTTGACGGACGCAATGGCCTCGTCGAGCATGGGAATCGTAACCGCGCTGATTTCGTACAAGTCCACTTCCATCAGACGGCGAACACTGCCCCCGCCCTCCTGTGTGGCGTTTCTCACAACATAGCCGATAGAAAGGCTATCCATGGCCCCCGCCTTGTACAGCGCCATTGCCTCGCGGCCCTGTTGCACGTCCTTGAGGATGCGGCCCTTGACGTATAGACCCCGCTCGTTTTCCTCAACCACATCCCAAACGCCGATTGGCTTTGCCATATCGTGTTGCCACAGCATTTTTACCTTGCGCTGCCCCAGTGTTTTGGCAAACGCCCCGCGCTCGATAACGTCCATGCCGTTATCCACAACGTCAAAAACAGACGCATAGCCCTCAATCGTGCCATCCTCGTCCGGCTCTTTCTTGAGTTCCAGCGGGAATGCGTGGTGCTTCATGTCCATAAACGGGGCTT